CGGAATGCAATCATGGCGATATTTCCAGGTTTATGGCCTCATAGAGTTTCGTCTGGCTAATCTTTCGGCCACGGAGACGGCGATTGTCCGTCGTTACCTATCTAACCTCATTTCGTTAGAATTGGCCGTTCCGGCCGCATCTGACAGTCTCGATACCGACCAAGCTGCGATGTGGACGAGGAACAGAGACGAACTTGGCGATCGGCTCAGGCTGCTGGACGAATGGCGACGAAGGCTATGCGGTTTTCTCGGCGTCCCGACCGGCCCAGCCCTGTCGAGCGGCGTGATGTCATTAATCGTATGACCTATGAACTATAAAATGCTTCAAGACCGTCTGCACCTTGGTCTTGGATTAGCGGCTCGCCAGATTGGACAGTCTACAGACTTGTTTCGTCCGAACGGTCCCTTTGACCCACTAGGCACCTCAAATCGGATCCTGCGATTAACGGCCTCGTTTATGCCAGCGAAGGGCAACGACGGGCGGACCAACGTTTATGGCGAAGCGCTCTGGTACGGCATTTTCGATGCAAGCTATACCCGCACAGGGGACTATCTGGATATGGGAGGTACACTCTTTTTTGTGGCGTCCCAGGAGCCTCTGCTGCCGATACTATGCGTCAGGTGTAATCGTGTTACCTCGGTCGCAAGACCGAGCGTGCAGTCCAATGCCGCTGATAACTCATACGGTGGATACACGTCTGGGGGTTCGACGACTGTCATCGAGGGCTGGCCAGCCAGCGTGCTTAGCGAAAATCGTTCCGGTACTTCGGCGGCAGACTTGCCCACTGATCAGACTGTTCCTTATTGGAACATCCTGTTGCCTGCTGCACAAGGTGTTGTGTTTTCGCCGGGTGATTTCGTTACGGATGATCTCTTTCGGACGGCAGTCATCGTTTCATCGGAACTTACCAGTCTCGGCTGGAGAATGAGTGCAAAAATGGCAGTGACCTGAGATGGCGGACATATCACAGGTCGAGAGCGCAGTCGCTGCGGTCGTAACTTCGACCCTTTACCCTTCGGGCTCGGCAGAGGCAAGTATAATAGGTGCCCTTTGCCGCGTCTATCGTGGATGGCCTAATTCCGCCACGCTAAACGCCGATCTTGCTTCTGGCGCCGTAAACGTTACGATCAACAGCGATAACGACGCCGGCCGGACGACAACCCGCTATCTGCCAGAATACCAGACAATCTCGCTTCAACCCGGCCTTGGCGCCAACATCACTGACCAAACCATAAATTTCTGGGGTATACCCGCACCTGGAGACGTCGTCGGCGCTTTGATCGATGGGTCAACCTACGCTTATCGTATCCAGGCAGGTGATACACCTGAACTTGTTGCGTCCAATCTGAATCAACTCATCCAGACTGACTGGCTGACGATCGTGCGAGCTACTGAGTTGAGCGTCCCCGGAGCAGATTCGATTCGAGTCAGAGTCGTCTGTGACAAGAAGACTTCGTTTGAAAGTCGGCGTCAGGAAAAAGATATCCGTATTGCGTGCTGGTGTCCAACTCCACTGGTTCGAGATGCAGTAGCATCTGCAGTGGACATGGGAGTCTACCAGCTGAGCTTTCTTACTCTGTCGGATCAGACGCAGTCGCGCATCACTTACAAGAATACAGCAAGCTATGACCAAGCTCAAAATGCTCTGCTTTATAGGCGGGATTTAATATACACTGTCGAATATTCATCTATTATGACATTCAAACAGTCGTCGATGCTCTTTGGCGCTTCGGATCTAAACGGGAATGTTAGGTTTGGTTAGATATTAAGGTGTTTAGAATGACCCATTACTTAGTCGTCACCAAAAAGTTTTTAGACTACGTGCGGGGCGACATCATCTCAGACGCTGCAAAAATTGCTGAGATCCAATCCACTGAATACAGAAAGTTTGTCATGAAGGTTGCATTGCCTATGGCAACGAAAGGTTAGCACACGTGCCAATCTCGCAGCAGGGCGCCGTCAACACAACATCACTGATTGTGCCCGATCTCTATGTTCAGATTGTGCCTCCCCAAAATTTGGTACTTAATGGGGTGCCCACGAACATCGTCGGGGTGGTCGGAACCGCGCCCTGGGGGCCGGTGAATGAGCCTACTATCGTAGGTACAATGGCGGATTACGCGCAGCAGTTCGGTTCCCTAGTGCCGCGCACTTACGACATGGGCACACAGGTCGCGACCGCGGTTCAGCAAGGAGCGCAGAACTTCCGCTGCGTGCGGGTAACGGATGGAACAGATGCGGCCGCGTACAGCGTTGTCCCCGGATCCAATGCGAGCTTCACAGCGATTTACACTGGTTCGCTTGGCAATAGTATCGTCCTGATGCTTGGTGCGGGAACTCAGCCAAACACGTGGAAGCTGTCGGTGCTGCTTCCAGGGTTTGAGCCCGAGGTTTATGACGGGCTCACTGGCGATGGCGCGGCTTTTTGGGCAGGACTAGCCGCCGCGGTGAACACCGGTTTGGGACCACAGCGCGGTCCATCAATGCTCGTTATAGCTAGCGCCGGGGGCACAACAGCATCCCCTGCGCCGTTTTCTCTGGTCCTGGGTTCGTCGGGTGCGGGGTCTGATGGCGCGGCGCTGGTGAGCAGTATTCAGGTCGTAGGCTCCGACGTCCCTACCCGCAGCGGCATGTACGCTTTGCGTGGTCAGGGTTGCGGGATTGGCTTACTTTCGGATTGCTGTGACCCAGGCACGTGGGTAACTCAGGCGGCATTCGGATTGCAGGAGGGGATCTACATGATTCTTACCACGCCTCCCGGCGACACTATCTCGAATGCAGTCGCTACCAAGGCTCAGACCGGCCTGGACAGCTATTCCGCGAAGCTCATGTTTGGCGACTGGTTGTGGTGGACAGACCAGGTCAATGCCATGGTTCGACTTGTCTCACCGCAAGGATTCACGGCGGGCCGGCTGGCAAACCTGTCCCCCGAACAGTCAAGCTTGAACAAGCAGATTTACGGTATCTTGGGCAGCCAACGCGCCGGCACTCCTGGTTCGGGTCAGAATACCGCTTATTCCACCGCAGATCTATCCGCGCTTCTGGGCGCCGGAGTCGACTTAATCTGCAATCCCCAACCAGGAGGCTCATTTTGGGGTGTTCGCGGCGGCCACAATACGTCATCAAACCCTGCTACAGACGGCGACAATTATACGCGCTTGACTAATTACATAGCGGACACACTGGCCGCAGGCATGGGCAAGTACGTCGGTTGTGTTGTCAACAGCAGTCTCTTTCAGCAAATTAGGTCCACACAGTTATCATTTCTAAACAACATGTATGGCCAGGGCCTGCTCGGCAGCACCGACGGTTCGCTTCCGTTTACTGTCATTTGTGATATGAGCAACAATCCTTCATCTCGGACCAGTCTGGGTTACGTCCAGTCAGACGCACAGATCCAGTACCAGGCAATCAACGAGCGATTTATAGTTAATGTCGAGGGCGGACAAACTGTCCAGGTGTCGCGCCAGACCCTGCCCACGGGTCAGGTTAACTAGGAGTTCACGTAGTGGCATTAACATCGTTCTCGATCGGCCGGGACACTCAGGTGGTGGTGATGGGCCCTTCCGGGCGCATCGACATGAGTCACGTCACCGGCTTTGAGAGCCGCCAGCTCACCCAACCTGTTAGGGTCAGCCGGCTCGACGGAACCCAAATCGGCGCGGAACTTCCGAAGGGATGGGAGGGAAGCTTTGAGGTCGAAAGAGGGACATCCGCGCTGGATGATTTTATCTCAGCGCTTGAACAGGATTTTTACAACAACGGGCTAACCGAGGCAGGCACGATGTACCAGTACATTACGGAAACGGACAGCTCGGTATCGACGTATCAATTCGACGGTGTGGTTTTCAAATTAGCCAGTGCCGGGGCCTGGAAGGGAGACTCAAGCGTCAAGCAGAAGATGGAGTTTTATGCAACGAGAAAGCGGCGCATTTGATGACACCGTCACAGACCATCATACGCGAGGCCGCCGGCGTCCTGACGACAGTCGACAGCAAGGGGCGGCGGCTCACGCTACGGCGCCTGACAGCCCTTGACACTTTAAGGCTTTTCAAGGCTGCCGGCCCGCTCCTGGCGCAAAACGAAGCCTGGCTATCGATGGCCGGACTGGCGTTTTCAATTCTCGACATAGACGGTATTCCGGTGCCTACTCCTTCGACCGAGCCCCAAATCGAAAACCTAATTGAGCGATTGGGTGACGAAGGTTTGGCAGCTATCGCAGATGCAATCAAACTTGGGCAAGAGTCCCCGGATGCAAAGACTGACGTGGGAAACTTGCCAGGCACCCTGTCCTGATCGACTGCCTGTACCTTATTCGGAACGGGGTGCCATTTAATGTCGCGTTTTCACTTTCTGCTACCGAAAGGGCCGCCTACATTATTGCACTCGGTACGCTCGAAGGCCATATTTTTGATTGGAATTCTCTTACTTGGGCACGGGCTGCCTCGAACTATGCCTAGTCGGCGGCCAGAACGGGAGCGAACTGTTTGAGACAAATGCTCAAGGCCAGTGCCCAGAGATTCCGGTGGTACCTTGGTCTGAGACATATCTTGGACTGGCCAAAATATTTCGTTGCTCCGATTAAGAGTTTTAGATTTCGCCATGGTCGAGCGACAGAGCAATCTGGCGAATCCACAACCTTCGTGCCGCCACTATCTGCGAGGTCCGTTATTTGGGCGCAAACGCGTCATGTCGGGACGGGAACCGCAGACGCAGGTAGGCGGACGGGATCAACATTTAGTGGACCGTTTTTATTGGCCATGAGGGGCCTGCGAAGAGATGCCTCGAT